CCGCTTCCTTTATGCGCAATGTGCGAAGTTTGCCGCTTCCTTTATGCGCTGGCTAACCGCTACACATTTCTTTTATCCAACGAGTTCACCGTCTATTATGTCCGATTCGTCCTTGATGCCTAATTGTTTCGTCAACATCTTGGCAAGTTGAGCATTGGCCCCTGCTATTTGTTTCACTAATGCAGCGTCACTTTGTGATGATGGGTTATTGTCTTCACTTGTTGTATGGCCGTGTATTATGCCTAAGTCTTTGTGTGCTTTTATCGCAGCGGAGAAGTCATTGGCCTCAAGTGCTTTCTCCCTTATGTCCTCCATTTTATCAACGTAAGCGTTGAAGCTTCGAGCCATTTTTTTCTTGTGATTTTGTAGCATTCTTTGCCTTACTAAGTAGAGATACGAAGACACTAGTGTATTCTCCTTAAGCATATACATTCCTTTGACACTACAATTCTGTTGTCTTGCCTTCTCGCTTTTAAACCGAGACGCATCACCGCCAAAACACGCTAAAAATGCGGCTTGAGAGGCATTACAGTCATTTCTCATGTATTCCAAAGAAAAGTCCGCTTCTTGCTTTGTCATAATAGCCAGTAAGTCGTCGGAGTCCAAACCGTGGTACTTATGGTGTAACTTTAAATAACGTTGGTTTCTGCCAGTTAAAAACGTGGCGTCATTACCCTTCCCCGCTAATACGATACTTCGACCTTTGAGCATTGCTTTATCCTTCCAAAACAGTTAATGATGGCCCAAATATAGCACAAAGCCTCTCCGTCCCAAAACATAAATATTTTTTGGGACGAGAATCCCCTTTTAAATCAAAGACTTACCACTTCTCTGTCCCAGCGTCCCAAACGCATTTAATGATTGGGACGCCCTAAGCTATTGATTATAAACAACAAAACGCCATTTTGTCCCAATTGTCCCAAAAATATAAAAACTCTATAGGGCTACTGTGTGCTGTCCCACTGCTACTACTAGTACTATTATTAATATTATTCTTTTATATAATAAAAGTAATAGGTTTTGGGACAAAACGCCACTTTACACTTAAAAATCAATAACTTACGTCGTCCCAAACACAAAATCGTTTTGTGACGCAAAAACAAACATACTTTTAAAAATCAGTAACTTACAGCGTCCCAAAAACGTCCCAAAAGCCAACAAACACCCAAACATTTTGGGACGAACACAACCACAAAAACTGGAAACCCCTAAAAACACGGGAAATTTACCGCTTTTAGCTTTAATAAGCAAAAACTTTAAAATAAGTGTTGACAATAGTAATTTACTTTAGTAAAGTATGCTTATTGAAACAACGCAACGAACAGGTGAATAAAATGAACGAACATGAACCAAACAGCGAACTTTTAGAAGATGTAAAAGCCGATCTGTGCGAATACTTAGACGATGACGAGTGCTACGAAGCTGCGGTTAACATCGAAGGCGGGGTATGGGACTTTGAACTCGGCGGCTACCGCTTTATACACGAAGATGTGATTGATGATGAACTGATAGACTTACTTTCGAGTGATGAGTATGCGTTAGGGTGCTTTAGCGCAACTTTTCTAAGTGACGTAATGGAGGTTAGCGCGGAAATGATTGAGGCCGCCCAGCAAACTGACCCGGAGACGGTGGGCAAAAGCTTAGTAGAAAACAACCAGGTGGGTGAAGTTGCCGCTGGGGCGGTGTCGCTTGATGGGTATGGGCACCTTTTTGCATCGTACGATGGTCATGAACACACGTACGAATCCCCAAGCGATGGCATGTACTACTACTTTAAGGTTTGATGCGATGTCCAACAAACTTTTTATACTCGCATTCTTACTTGTTGTTACCGCAGGGTGCGATAACGCGACACAAGAACAAAAGCTTATAGATGGTGAGGCTTGGCCTTCTGAGTTGTGTATACGGGGCGTAGTCTATTACACTTTTGGGTACGGGAAGGCCCCGGCACATAAACCAGACGGAAGCCTTTACCAGTGTGAAGGCTCGACTTACTAAAGGATCGACAATGTTTAATGAACTGAAAGTACCGGTAGACCGAGCGAACGACGAAGCGATAATACTAAAACTTATGCTGAACTATTTTGATCAAGATGTGGCAGGGGTGACAACAGACGAAAGAACAGCGGACACCAAAGTGACGGTGGTGTACGAAGAACAACGAGACGAGGCCGAAATATTCTTACAAACACTGGTTGACACTTTTGATTGTGCGTATAGGTTTTTGATAGAACAAAAAAGCTTAGGTTCGGCGGAAGCGACAATATTTTTAGAAGTAGACACATTTTCAATAATACACTGAGGACAGTAACATGAACCCAAAAGCACACAAACATTTTTCAGAACAAGCAAGAATCCATCGAGAAGCTGACCGATTTATCTCAGGAGACTGGTTGGTAGGCGATAAAGACGACCAAGGGTATCACAAAGGGTGTATGTTTGGTTGTATGACACAATCTGACACAAGAACACTGGAAAAAGCATCGCAAGAAATGGAAACACCGTATTGGTTAATAAAATTAGCTGAAAGAATTTTTGAGAACTTAAAAGGTGAAGAACAATTAAATTTTCCTGTCGATTACATGGCCGCTATGCCTGTATCAGTAACCAAAGACGAGTACAAGGTATTACTTAACAAGCTAATCGTGCAACGTTTGCAACGAGTTTTGAAAGTTGTCAAAAACTTAGACACGACAGAAAGTTACAAAGAACAGTGCATAGAAGCCATTCAAGCTGTTATACAATGCTATCAAACACAGGCAGCAGAGTCAGCAGCAGAGTCAGCAGCGTCAGCAGCATGGTCAGCAGCATGGTCAGCAGAGTCAGCATGGTCAGCAGAGTCAGCAGAGTCAGCAGAGTCAGCAGAGTCAGCAGCATGGTCAGCAGCATGGTCAGCAGAGTCAGCATTGTCAGCAGCAGCGTCAGCATTGTCAGCAGCAGAGTCAGCAGCGTCAGCAGCGTCAGCAGCGTCAGCAGCGTCAGCAGCGTCAGCATTGTCAGCAGCATGGTCAGCAGCGTCAGCAGCGTCAGCATTGTCAGCATTGTCAGCAGCAGAGTCAGCAGCAGAGTCAGCAGCATGGTCAGCAGAAAGAAAGTCTTTGTTAACCGCGCTTCGCGAACTTAAGAAATAATACACCGAGGACAACAAAATGCTAACACCACAAGAACAAGCACAAAACGCGGTAAAATGGATTGACGCGTTACCAACGTACAAGCAAGCACCGACGGGCGACAGAGGAAAACCGGGTGACAAAGACATGGGTTTTTGTTGCCTCGGTGCAGGGTGCCATGTTCTGAAAATACCGTACCACGTGTTAGGTCGTGCAAGTCAAGATTTTTCGGATAAAGTGGGTTTGATAAGCAGGTTCGGTACTTTTTCGCATGAGTCGCCTTACATTGAAGGACATGATAGCCTGAGTTCTATTAACGATCTTACATACATAGGCTTTAAACGGATAGCCGAATTGATGAAACGACACCCTGAATGGATGTTTGAAGACGAAGTTGCTGTGTTGATAATGGAGCATTACCAAAATGTTCAATTTGCAAGTACTCGTTTTTCTTTTCACTGCGGCAACTATCGTAAACGCCACCATACAATTCGTACAAAGTTACTAGGGTGCACGTATGAAAAATTTAATAAAAACATTAGTTGTTCTTTTCATCCTGTGGTTTTTGGCCTTAACAGTCACCAAGCCATATAACTGGGATAACTTTCAAATTGACTTTTTTAACAAATACGAGGTTCCGAACGATGATTAGTATTAAAGTGTTTTGTGCTTTGTGGGTTTGTTCTGCGGCGATAACAGTCATTGTGTGCTTTTGTTCCGAAGAAGCAAAACCGTCAACGCGAGACGCGGTTTTCGGCACGATAGCCGCCGTCCTTTTTGCACTTTCACACAACATAGGGGATTAAGACATGAGGCCAGCTCTAGCAGGATTAATATGCTTTATAGCGCTTTCCATAGCATCGGCGTTAAAACACCACGACGAAACACCGTATGACAGCACAGACAGTGCCCCCGAAAGAAGCGGGTTAATACTGTACACAGACTCAAAGACAAACCTACAGTACCTCAGCAGTGACACCGGAGGGTTAACCCCCAGACTAAACCCAAAAGGACACCACATGAAAGGTGGCGACTAACATGCTTAGTTCAAAAGACCGCATACGCATACGAAGACGTTTAGTTTTACAGCAACGAGAATTGTGCATTTGGTGCGGAAACCCAATGATAGAAGTCAGTTTAAACCAACTGCCAAAAGAGATGACGAGAGCAAGAAGCATGGTTGCAACGCTTGAGCACATTGTCCCTAAGCGCGAAGGCGGGAGCGACAAACCCATTAACCTGGCCGCAGCGTGTGTTACGTGTAATGTTTTGAGAAATGAATGTGCTTTGACACCAGACCCGACAGTCCTAAAGCTCTTAAGCCGACAACAACAGGAGTACATAACAAAACATACGCAGTGTGACACTTTGTTTCTCGAAACGAAGATTCCCGTTTCGGACGAAAAAGACCGGTACACCGAAATGGTTTTAGGAACGAGTGTTTATGAGAAGAACAAACTGAGAGTCGTAAAAAGTAAACAACAGTGGGAAAAAGATTTAGAAGGTATCCGTAAAAAAAGCCCTTAACCGAATGTCTCGATTAAGGACAGGCTCATTGCGAATGAACAAAAGGTCTATCTACTTAGTCAGAGGGTTGAGGTATCACAACTAAGCAAAGACATTAAAACACGCGAAAAACCACAAGTCAACAGTTTACAAGCTAAGTTTACTATGGTAATTTACTAACATAAACAATACGAGAAGACCAAATGCAAAAACTACATGATTTTTTAGACAACGCCAAAGTAGGCGAAAAGATTGCTTTTAAAGAAACCGAGATTAATTACTTTTCTCTTAAGACCGTGGTAACTGGTTGGAAGCGACACAACCGGGGGGCAGACAAAACGTTCTTTACCCGTGCCCATATCCCCGAAGGTCATAGGGTTAAAGTGATCACCGTTTATTGCGAGGAAAAGTAGTATGTCTATCGTTGGCGGGATGGCAATAGCGAACATGGTCGGATGCGCAGTCGGAACAGCACTGAGTAAAAGCCGACTAGGGATAACCGTCACTGAACGGGCTAAAGAGCTATCGCGCAAGAGTCAGAAACCACACATATTCAAGTATAAAGGGGTGTGGGTTGAAGTCCGCGAGCAAAGCATTTACCCTGGAGACCTGATTAAACTACGTCGATACTTAGACAAATTAAACGGTAATAGAGGTATAAGGCTAAAATGACAATGCCAGATTATATAGAAGAATGGTTCCCTTTGGCTTTACTGGTTTTCGTTTGTTTCTCGATAGTATTTTTGGCTACATACGCCAGTATGGAGAATGAGAAACGGTGGCAAACGTTTAAGGTGGAACAAAATTGCGTCTTAGTAGGTGTATCAGAAGGGGATACTTTTGTTGGGGTTGGGTATGCTACAACTGCCGGTGGCGCAGGCCCTGTTGTGACTGTGTCCGCAACCCCGAACAAGAAAGGCTATAAATGTGATGACGGAGTAACGTATTGGAGAAACAAATGAATATAAAGAGAAGAACTTTATTAACGTGGGTAACGCCTACAGTGGCTGCTGTGGTGCTTCCTGCACATGCACAAACGTCCTCTGAGGTCGTTGTCCCACCCGAGCCACTGGAACCACCAGTAACGCCGCCTGAGCCGCCTAAGGAATACAAATGTACTAAGAAAGCTGTAGAAGACTTACAAGTCAAAGAAAAAGTGTGTCCAAAAGGAATAGAAGTGATTGCAGATGAAGCCACGGCTTTTAAACAAGGTAACTTAAACACTGCGTGTGATAAACAAAAACACCGAGAGTTTTGCAAGTTCGATGGAATCCTCGAAGACAATTTAGAATGCCCGGGGTACTCAATACGTAAAAATAGAACGATTGATTACTTAGACAACGAAGTGTGTGCAGGGGTATTACCAGAATGACAAACTTAAACGAAGTTATGCGAGAAGCGTTTTTTGATAACTCACCGCGCATGAGGGTTTTAGCTGCTGTAAGGTCTCTAAGAAACATGAAAGTATCAGCGTATAGGGCCAGAATAACACTAGCGGCTTTTGGGGAAATCACACCAGACACACTCAACTTGTGTACCCAGACATTGCAGGTCTTGCGAAAAGAAGGTAAGTTGACTTACAAAAACAACACGCATTGGGAAGAAAGAAAACAGGTATAGGCGCACTAATAGCTAATCTCGACAGCAAACCCCATGTCAAGTAACCATTGGTTGATGTGTTTGCCGTCTTTCAGGTAAATATCAACAAGAAGTCGTCCGTATTTACCCGATTTATCTTTTTTAGTTTTTATTCTTACGGTTTGCCCTAGTATTAATTCACGTAGAGCGTCACGGGCAATAATCCCTTTCTCCCTTTCTTCTCCCCGTAACTCGGGCGTATCAATCCCCAATAGGCGACAAGGCTCGTTGTGCAGCCAAATGGACTTACCTAGGTCAATATCTAAACGAACAGTGTCACCGTCGTACACTGACCTAACAATAGCTTCGTACTCGTACATTTAAGACAGTAATCCGTTTATCTTTTTTGCGATCTTAGACCGCCATTCATCGTTAAACCAAAAGCTATGGTCAATACTAAACCACTTGTCACGGTTGTATTTGTGATTGACGTGTCGATGATCTTCTGGGCCAGCGTAGCCGATTCGTGCGGCCATGCCAAAAGGGTGGTTATAAAGTAAAGCGCCAAACCACACAGCTAAGTCGCTGACATTAACAAACCAGTGAACTTGTTCTACTGAGTCTTTTGGCCAGGTGAATTTATCCGAAGTGCCAGCACCACTTATAATAATAACTCGGCCAAACTTTGCGCCTTGCTCGATTGCAGATTGGACTACAAGCTGACCATTAGAGTGGCAAACAACATCAGGTCTATCATGACTTTTGTACTCCGCACTATGAAGAAGGCTTGCTCCATCATGGCGCATATTGTCCTTAAACCAATAAGACCAAAAATGCCGCTTTTCATATCGGTAATACTCAACGTCGTGACCTTTAACTTCAAGCTCACTAGCAAGACGAAATAAACCGCCTCCGCTGGTAGCTATGCCGTGTATCGCGATTATTGCCATGATTAGAAGCTCAGCAATGAATTGCCGCCGTTTTCAGGTTGGTTCGACTGTTCTGCATTGTTCTCATCAATAACAGGCTGTTGATCAACATTGCTATCCTCATTAACCGCGCCTGTTGCGCTTTCACCAATACGCTGTGTGCTTGATGTATCTACAAATGCGCCAGCTTGGTCGCGTGATTGGGCCGTACTGTTACCATGACCAACAATAATGGTGTCACCTTCTTTGCTTGCATCCGCAACGCCTGAACCGCTGCCCTCTGCGCCACCATCATTACTATCTGCGCTAGGGTTTTGACTTGTGCTAATTGAGCCGATATTAATGTCACCTCGCGGCTGTGATGCAGCATTTAGGGCCGCCTCACCCAATCCAGCTAGGGCATCAATCCCTTTGTACGACACCAATGCACCGGGGATAGCTCTACCCACACTACCCCATGCATTCACCTTAGCAACAGCAACATCATTAACATTCGTGCCCCCGCATTTTTTGGCATTAGTAAGCTTATCAATAAAAGCGCTGGCGGTTAAGAATACAGCTTGTGCCGCACTCATATCATCAGTGATACTGTCATTATTGTTGATGTTTTCATAACATTCTTTTTCAGCATCAAATTGCACTTTAGCAATGTAGGCTTTTTCTGTGTATGACGTGGTAACACCATTCTCAGTAACTTCAATTTTTGATTGCATCATAGAGCAACCTGTCAAGCATGTTAGCAATATGCCAACAGATATTAATTTTCGCATTTTTTAACCCTCAGTAATTTAATAAGTAGGAAACCGATTAGTAAAATCAAACCGATAAAAACCCACACAAATATTTCTAAAGCTTTTAAAGTTACGATAAGACACCTCCTCTTACACTTTTAATTCTCAGTGATAAACTATCTTTACCTTTAAGCAAAGACATGAAACGGTTAAATGCTTTTGTACTGTTAACGCCGCACCACTCGCCAGAACCCGTGGCCCCGTGTTCACGATTAATCAGTATACACCCGTTACTGTTCCGAACGTAGTTGCCGATGTGACACATTATGTATGTTCTGTCAGGCACGTTTTTGACTTCTATCGCGTCGTACCCGCCCGCGTGGTATTTTCGGTGCCCACAGACGTAGACACCTTCGGGTATACAAGATACGTTTTTAGCGTTATTCAACCAGGGTCTTTCTACAGTGGCAAAGCTTTCTCCGTCAGGCATAGACATCGTGCCAAACGTTCCGAAAGGGCTGTAGCAAAAGCGTTCTAATGTTATAACCATTTTTTTTCTGCCATTTTGTTTTTGGCAGCGCTAACGGTTTCACCTATCGCAAGTAAGTCAAAATCGCTGAAACCGTCTGCGGCCTTGGTTGAAACAGACATAAAGTATATCCCTTTTTTCCCGCGGTTTTTTAGCAAGTGGACTTCCGCAAAGTGTATCCCCTCTTTAACGTATGTGGTTTTAAGCATCCCTTCTGGTTCTTGTGAGGTCACGATGCTTACTTTATCGTGCGATGAGTCTATGAGCCGCACCATCATGCTTCGGTAGCTGCTATCAACGCGCATTTTGTCGTATTTAAAAAACAAACGTTCTTTTTCTTCTATATTGGCTAACGACCCTTCTACCAACGTGACGTAATACGGGTGACCTACTCGAGGCAATTTCCCCGAGTCATGAGCACAAAACAGTAAGACCCTTTCCGCTTTCACCGCTTCTCGGGTTTTGTCCAATATTAGTTGTAATTCACCGGAATCACGAAGACCCGCGTACTTGTCTTTAGCAAGAAACCATTTAATAGGTTTAACCAACGCAACAGATAGCGCAGTCAGCGCAAGGGTTAGTGCGGTCAACTTTTCGCTAAAACTTATCAAATCCGTAAAATTTATCATCACCAATGATAGTTACAAGTTAGTCATTTTGTAAATAGGTATAACAGCTAATCAAGGTAATCTTTAGTGAATTTTATTTTAGCGGCTTCTAAACACCCTAAAATATCGACTATAGTCATATCATGACCATCACAAAAGTCTAAGACTACATCTGTTATTGCCTCCGTTAGTCGTACATGCCTGAGGTTGTGAGTTCGAGGGGCAGGGATGACGTTATCGCACATATAGGTTCCCCCGTATTTCGTTTAATGGTTTTTCAGGGTCTTTATTGCCACGTGTATACCATGGGCGGCCCCTATCACTTTTTCCTGCGGCCAGGCGCATCTGAGGGTGTTGCCAACATTTGTATTGCAAGAGTTTACGTAGCTGGCTCGCCGACATTAGATCGTCGATCCCTTCTTTTTGTGCTATATCACCCACTTGGTATCGTATGTCGTCAAACATAACCCAATCTTCTTTTACGTTTTTCAACCACGTGGTAAACGCGTCTTCTGTGGAGGTCATGGTGAATTCTATCATTTTGTCTCTTGCCGGAGTGTCAGGTGCCACCGTCCATTCGAAGTCATCAAAGGGGATCGTCTTGAGGTAGTTCCAGACAGAGGCCACGTTCTCTGGTTCATCTAGCCACTGGTACAAAAAGTCGTAATATTCTTTCGTTCTCGCTTCTCTTGGGCCCTCAATCACGTGGATTCGTTTATCTTCTGCAGGCAAAACAACGGCATCTTCGTGGTTCGACATCCAAAAGAAATTTGTGAAAACGTCAATAGTGGCCTTACCCCCATATTTCAAGTTAACGTTTAAACGAGGTTCGGTGAGTATGTCTCGTAAATTGTCACTAACAGAGTACCGTTTGTCCGTAGCCTTAACTTCTTCTATACAACAGACAAGCGTACGATGTAAATGGTCATCATACTGGCCTTTACTCCCTTCACCACATGCGGCATCCATCTTTATTTTTGACACATTCCACACACCCAAAAGACTTTCTATGAGTTTCACCACCCACCCCCGTCCTGTGCGGTGTGCCGTTGATACGTGGAGAGGGGTGACTTTACACCGTGTTTCGGGCTTTTGGACATTAAAGGCTAACCACCCCATGAACCATTCGCGCTGTTTTTCGTCTGGTATCAGGTACGACATGTGCGAAAGGAAAGGTGACAAGTCCTCATCGGCTGTTTTGGAATGCTCAGGAAAGTGCGCCATGTTTGCCAGTAGCCTACCATCTCGGGCTTTAACTATCCGTTTATCTGCACCCGGAGAATACGTGGTTCCTTCAACCGTCATTCGATTTTCGTTAGTCAACCACAATTGCCAAGTAGGGACGAGTTTTTCTTTATCGGGGTCAGCGTTAGTTGGTGCAGGGACAGATGTTCGTCGGTTAGCCGTCAGGTTTTTAAAAGAGTCTACTTTTATCAGTGAGTATTCGATAGGGCGTTTCAAGTCAAGAACCTGGTTGTCTTCCGGCATGTATGCGTAACGTGTTAGAAAGCCTTTCAGTTCAAACGCTTCTTCCGGCACAGGCACGTCGCCCACTATCTCTTTTTTCACCTCTTTTACTGCTAGTTCGTTAGACAACTTAATCACAGTCGCAAGTGTCACAGGGTTTAAACTTGTGTTGTTCCCAAAAGAGTCCCATTTGTAAGAGTTTAGCTCTGTATTGTTTTTTGCAGACTTAGCGCCCCAGTTGTCCCATAACTCAAAACCTTCGTGTGACCCATCAAATTGATGATGTAAAGCCATGCCAACATTCAAAAAAGAGTCGTAGTCTAAATTGTCGTTGGGCAACGTAGTCATCATGCTAATGGTCTCATCTTCGGTGTAGTCAGCTTTAGTAGCTACCCCTGCAAAAGGATCGTTGTTGTCTTGCGATGCTGCGTTTCCTGAGTGTTTTTTCTCCCAGTCGTCAGGGATTATAGTGTCAAAATGCCGTATCAATTCTTGTATAAAATCCGCGTCTATCGTAGGCAAGTCCGAGACTCCGACTTCGTGCAGTGATTTAGCGGAGTCATAAAAGTATTCTTCCTGTGTTTTCGGGTGTTTATGGTAGGCCACAAATTGTTGCCCTTTACCTAAAAACTCGACCCTGTGGTCAACCCCGAATACGTCAGAGTACGTAGCTGTGTACATTTTTCGTATAGTTTCATCAGTCCGACAAGGAATCAAGAACTTAGGCGCTTGCCCAACGCGAACAACAAGTTCGCAGCCGAAGCGAGACTGAATGAAATCGTACACTTTTTGGGCAACTTCTTCGTCATAAACGTCTACGTCTATGGCAACTACTTCCCCACATCGTATCCCGACACCTTGCCCTTCGGGAGCTGCTCTAGCCCAGTCGTTCAATAGGGCCGGAGTGATTTCGACAGTTGTCCACTTAGAAATCGTCGGGTGTTGTTTTCCTTCGCCGATGGTCAAAATCTCATACCCCAACTTATGCAGTATAGGGCCGTAAGTAGTAAAGTTAGACATTTATTCCCCTTGTTTTTCGTTTTCTTGTACTAAAAACCCGATCATTTGGTTTCGGACTTTTTCAGGAAGAATCTCGGGCCATTCGTAAGTTTGTTGTCGGCTGTACCCCAGCTCTTTGCCCAAATGCATAAAAAGTAACGAGTAGTCTTCTTTCATGGTTCGGAACAATGCGATTGCATCGCCTTTAGTTGTTATCTTAAGTATGTCGTTGTTACGTATTTTCATATTCAAATTAAACTACTTTTGTAAATTAATATTAATTTTGTAAAACTATTTGACAAGGACAATAGCACATGTATAATCCAAAACTCAACATAAATTGAAATTAACTTGACCAAAAAGGTAAATGTGAAATGAATAGTGCGAAAAAACTACAACTTATATCCGACAACCTAAAAGCCCTAGCTTCTCTTATTGACGAAGAAATAGGGGGAATGGCAGCTCAAGGTGAGCCCACCAGTAAATCAGCGCCAAAGGCCAAGGCCAAGGCGAAGAGTAAACCAGAGGAAAAGCCGGAAGAACCCACGGAAGACAAAGAACCCGCGGAAGACAAAGAGCCCGAGTCTAAATTCCCTTCTGTTGACGAGTTGACCAAGGCGTGTCGAAAACTAGTGGACGACGGTGAAACCGACTTCAAACACTTAAAAGGGCTATGTGAAACTTTTGGTGTTAAGGTTATTCTTGACTTGAAACCTTCACAATTTGACGCTTTCTATGAAGCAGCAAGTAAAGGCGAGTAATGACTGATAACACTAAATTAGCGCACGCAATACTTTCAGCCTCTGGTGCTGAAAGATGGATGGCTTGCCCCGGCAGCGTGCGGCTATCAGAGGGCATCCCTAACGAAACAAGTTCTTTTGCTTTTGAGGGAACCTGTGCACATAAACTAGCAGATGTTGTTCTCAACAGCGACGAACACACTAGCACTTTCATAGGCAACGTCATCGAGCTAGATGACCACGATAAGTCAAAAGGTTTCGGGGAAGACTTTGAAGTAACCGAAGAAATGGCTGAGTACGTGGGCATGTATGTGGATTATGTTCGGGCGTTACCAGGTGATCACTTTGTCGAAGTTCGCGTAGACCTAACACGATGGGTTAAAGAAAGTTTCGGTACAAGTGACCACATCGCTTTCGACACCTCGGACGGCACGCTATATGTTACGGACTTAAAGTACGGCAAAGGTATTAAGAAATACGCCAAGGACAACCCGCAAGCCATGTTGTACGGGTTAGGTAGCTACGATGACTTATCTTGGATGGGGGAAGTTAAAAAAGTCGTTATGACGATACACCAACCCCGTTTAGACCACGTGGACACCCACACAATAAGCATCGCTAAGTTACTCGAGTTCGGAGAAGAAGCCAAGGTCGCATCGGATGAAACGGAAAAACCGGACTCAAAGTTAGTGGCAGGTGAAACACAGTGTAAATTTTGCCCTGTCAGGCAGTCGGCCTTTGGGTGCAGTGTTTACGAGTCTTACGTCGAAGACCAAGCAATATCAGGTTTTGCAGACGTAAGTGATTCGGGCGACATAACCATCCATACAGAAGTCGAGGACATGAAAACCTCTAAGATAGCGGGCATACTAGCGAGCGAGAAGTTGTTGACAGACTACCTTTCTAACTTACGCGCCCGAGCATTTAAACTGTGTGAGCAAGGCGACGCTCCTGCGGGGCTGAAAGTAGTAAAAGGCCGTAAGCCTAACAAGTCGTGGAAAGAGTCTGACGAAGTTATTCTTCGCAAGCTCAAGCAAATCAAAGGGGTTAAAGCTGCTGATGTACAGGTCATAAAACCTATATCACCCACTAAAGCAATCAAGCTTTTAGGGAGCGAAGACCACTTAACTATTAAACGTAACGTAGACTTTCACGTCGGGGAGGAAAAATTAACGCTCGTCAGTTCAGAAGATAAGCGTCCTGCACACAACTTTGAAGCGGAAGCCCTTAAAGGCTTTGATTAAGAATATCCAATGATTTAAAGATAAAACGAATGAGGAATTTAAAATGAGTAAAACGCTAGAACCTATGATACTTACCAATGTACGGGCATCTTTCATTAACCAGATTTTCGACAAAGGGACTTTTACGGATGGTAAACCTAACAGTAAATTTTCTGTAACTTTAATTTTCGACAAGCCCGAAGAGCATAAACCACTGTTAAAACTAGTTAAGAAGTCGGTTGACCAACTAATCGAAAGCGAGTTGAAAGGCGAAGAGCCGGAAGACAAGTATATGGTCGTCAAGACAGACAAAAACCGAACTAAAAAAGGCAACAGACCCGAGTACAAAGGTTTCGTTACGATAAAAGCTGCTAACGCTTCTCGACCTATAGCCATAAACAAAGACAAGTCACCCGTAACCCAAGAAGACGGAGTATTTTATAGTGGTTGTCGAGTGAACGTTAAAGTGTCTTTTTGGGCCAATCTAGGCGACTACGGCGCTACTGTAGGGTGCAACGTGATCGCTGTCCAATTTGCAGGCGATGACGAAAGGCTCGACGAAGCGGGGATGAGCGCAGCAGAAGCCGCCGAGGGTTTTCCGGAAATGGAAGACGACAGCGATCCGTTCGGCTAGAAAACAGATCGTCTTTGACTCAGACGAAAAACGCTTCCCGTTAGCTCAACTGGCAGAGCAGCGGTCTCCAAAGCCGCATGTTGGGGGTTCGAGTCCCTCACGGGAAGCCAATTTTATAAAGAATGTGATTGGTAGTGGTGAAATTGGTTAACACACGGTTGTAGTGCCTAGGAAACGCTGCATTTAAGCGAAGAACGAGATGTCGGTTCGACTCCGGCCCAGTCATTCACTTAATAACGGAGAGAAAAATGGAGCAAGTAGTAATATTTGTAACGAGTTTATCGGCAGTAATTTTGTCGCAAAGTGCACTAGACAGGCATCGTAAATACGCCTGTGTGTTCGGTTTACTTGGACAACCTTTTTGGTTCTATACCACGTACCAAGCGGGACAGTGGGGAATCTTTATTTGTTGTTTCGCATATACTTTCGCATGGTTACAAGGGGTTAAAACCCATTGGGACGTTTGGAAATGAAAGTTCACTTAGACTTTGAAACGTACAGTGAGTGCGACCTTAAAAAACACGGAGCATGGGTTTACAGTAAGCACCCCAGCACCCGTGTTCTGTTCGCTGCTATACGAATCGGCAAAGAAACTCGGCTGTTTCACAACGAAGCCGAGATAAAGCTAGTAATTCCAGCGGTCATCCGGGGCACTTCTATCATGCTGGGTAAGGCGAAGAAACCCGAAATGAATGCGTTCAATTCGTTTTTCGAGTGCTGCATCATTGAAAACGTAATCGAAAAAGGGCTTATAGACTTTTCGCAGTGGCGAGATACTATGGCACAAGCTAACGCAGCGGCGATGCCAGGGTCTTTGGGTAATTGCGCTAAAGCATGTGGGTTTTCGGACGACAAGCTTAAGACTGCTAAAGGAGCAGAATTGATACGAAAGCTGTGTATGCCTCAAAAAACGAAAAACGGCTTAGTCCACCCAAAAGACCGTTGGGGTGAACGTTACGAACCTTTGATGAAAGAACTTGGGGCATACTGTAATCAAGACACGGTAGTCGAGCAAGCAATAAACGAAACTTTACTCCCGCTTAGCGACGATGAGCAGAAAGTGTGGCAACAAGACCAAGAGATAAATTGGCGAGGGATGGCAGTAGACACCGAACTGTGCGAAAAAGCAACAGAGATTTACCTTGAGTCGAAAGAACACAAGACCGAACGTCTAAAACAAATAACGAAACTCAGTAACCCTAACAGCAGAAACCAGCTTTTAGCGTGGTTACATGGTAATTTGATAGACATAGAAGACTTGCAGTCCGCGACATTGCAGAACGTCTTACAAGAACAACAAGATATATGCCCAATGGCAAAAGAGGTTATCGAAATACGATTACACGCTTCCCGAACCCCTCCCACTAAGTACGCTAAAATGCGTGCAATGGCTGACACGTCAGATAACCGGATACGGGGGTTGTTAACGTACCACGGTGCGTCAACCGGACGATGGGCAAGTAGAGGGATAAACACCCAAAACCTGCCTCGCCCGATATTCAATTCGTTTAAAACTCCTGTCGAGCTGGTCAAAGACAAAAACGTAGAAGCGATAAGAGCTTTCTACGGGGACGAAATTGACGTTGTATGCAGCACGATACGGCCCGCGTTGACAGCAAAAAAAAGGAGTCGGCTAATCGTTAGTGACTACTCTTCCATAGAATCCCGAGCGCTGAGCTGGGTAACAATGTCCCAAGACAATTTAGACAACATTGCCAAAGGTGACATTGAAGGGGACTCATCTCGCGTTTACAAGATAGCCGCCGCGTCCGTTTTCGATATGCGTCCGGAAGACGTTAAAAAAGGCACAGACGAGTATCAAGGAGGGAAAGCGGTAGAGTTAGCGTGTGGGTACAATGGAAGCTGGATGGCTTTAGGCCAGATGGCAGAAAACATCGGGGTGGATATACAAGCCCCTGTCGATTTTGTGGCTCCTTCTAAGGTACATGGGACTATAAAATGGTTCAACGAACAACGGTTATCAGAAGGGTTGCCCGCGATGACATCGACTCAAGAGTACCAGGCTCTGATGGTTCGTAACTGGCGAGACAACAACCCTAATATCGTTAACTTTTGGGAAGACGTGCAAGCGTGTGCGATAGTCGCCATAGAACACCCCGGGCAATCGGTGGAAGTGAACAAACACATAAAATTCATAACAGGAAAACGGAAAGGGATTCCATACTTGTGGTGTAAACTCCCGTCGGGTCGTATATTGTCCTACGTCAACCCGAGTATCAAACAAGAGGGGAAGTACGGCAAAGAAATTAGGTTCATGGGCGTTGACAGCACAACTCGCCGATGGGGTCGCTTGTACACTTATGGTGGGAAATTGACAGAGAACATCGTTCAAGCAATAGCAAGAGACATCTTGGCTTACACTAAAATAAGACTAAGTACAACGATATACCGGGACATGGTTCTATCAGTCCACGATGAGATAGTCTGCGAAGTCCCTAATGGCAAAGGCAGCATAGAAGAACTGAATGAGATTATGTGTGTAAAAGAACAGTGGATGGAAGGGTTCCCTCTTCGGGCAGCAGGCGAAGAAACTGAGGCTTATTGGAAATGACGACTAAACCGCAATTCAATATCCCCTTTGGCCCGATGCCTGTCGGTTTTATTTGCCACAGTAAGCGAAACACTGACCTCATAAATCGCATAATAGCACGATGCGATTTACAACAAGGGCCGCTAGACACCCCTTGTTGGGTGTGGTTAGGTGCTGACTCCGGCAAAGGGGACGCAGCAGGGCGAGGGTACGGCCGGATAAAGGTCGATGGCGTGTCTAGTGCAGTCCACAGGGTGATGTTTGCGTGCTTCCACGGTTATATTCCGCCGGGACGGGACGTTGACCACCTCTGTGAGAATAGGCGCTGTTGTAACCCCGACCACTTAGAATCGGTAACACACAAAACCAACTGTAAACGGAGAAACAAATGTTCAACTTAAAAAACGCGAATAAAAAGTCGGATGTACGAGAAGTATCCGTGGAAGATGCCACAGTTATGCTTGCCAGAAGCATGGGTTTTTCATGTTTCAAAGTTAACTTCTTGAACTACAAAGGCGCTGCTGACAGGATGTTTGTGAAAAACGGCCTTGTGTTTTTTATTGAATTTAAGAAACCGAAAGGCGGTGTTGTCGCGACGTTACAAAGAAAATTTAGCAGACTTATGAAAGCCCAAAAAGTTAAATCGTACTTTGCGTACACCAAGGCCGAAGGGGCCGAAGTCTTGCGGGCGATGGACGAGCTACAGAAAAATTCAATCGTAACGTAAATATGCTAACAAGAAACGATTTTAGAATTTACCAACATGGTATGTACGACAGAGCGATGAACCCTTTGGCTTCGGATACGCGTAACATGGCTTTATGGGCCGGGATGGGCGCAGGAAAGACAGTGGTAGGGTTAACTGTGGCCGAAGACATGTTGCGATACAGGGAATGCAGCAAAGTTCTCGTAGTGTCTACAAAGAAAGCAGCCGAGTATACTTGGGCAACAGAACACGAAGAGTGGGAACATTTGCAGCACCAAAAAGATTACACGACTTTGTTATTCGGGAATCCGACACAACGGGCAGAAAAAATAAATAAGGGGGCAGTGCACATCATAAACCAGGAGAACTTGCCTTGGCTTGTTAAAGGTTTCGGGACTTCTTGGCCTTATGACCTTATCCTGATAGACGACTGCAAAGGACTTAAAAAACCCCGCGCCCAAACTTTTACTAATTTGCGGCGGATTCTGCCGTACACAGTGAAGATACTTGTCTTAAACGGAACTCCTATGCCTAACGGGTACATCCAGTTGTGGCCCCAAGTGTTCCTGTTGGACAAAGGAAAACGGTTGGGTAAGACTTTCGGAGAATACCAAAAGAAGTTTTTTTATCCAGATTACAATGGGTGGAACTGGAACTTAAAAGACGGCGCTAAAGACACGATACTAAGTGAGTTGTCCGACATCGCGTATTCAATAGACCCTGCGGATTACTTAGAGTTACAAGTCCCAGAAGACGTAATCCACTTGGTACACTTACCTAAACAACTAAAACAAAAGTACAAAGAACTAGAGAAAGAGTACCTGTTGACGTTGGACTCTGACCAAGAAGTCGAAGCGTTGTCCGAAGCAATTTTGCAAAATAAGCTTGCACAATTTTGCAATGGGGCTTTGTACACTGACCCGTTAGACCCTGGCGGCGAGTACGCAGTTGTCCATGATTTAAAGATAAGTGCACTTAAAGAAATCGTGTCGGAGTTAGCGGGAGAAAATGTCATAGTAGCTTATAACTATGACAGTGACTTTCAGCGGATTAAAAAAGTATTTAAGAACGTAGTACACGCTAATGACCCTGACGCTATTAAACGGTGGAACAAAGGTGAAGTCCCTATACTCGCTTGCCACCCCGGTAGCGCGGGACACGGCCTAAATCTGCATTATGGAGGAAGAACTATAATATGGTTTGGGAGCGAATGGTCTCTCGAACTAAACCAGCAGATGGACGAACGGATAGGGGCTGTGCGGCAAGCCCAATCAGGATTAAATAAAACCCCCCTCTACATCAGAATCGCAGTAGCGGATTCCATAGAACAACGAATAGCCGCTGCTTTACAGGTTAAAGTTAATGACCAAAACGAACTTAAAGAACATACGAGGTTGAAAACATGAAGTACATAAAACGATTAAGTTTGGCTACGCACGCTATCAACGAAGCTTTTTTACATAACGAGAGTAAACACGGAGTGGGTTTGAAGTTTCTAAACGAAGCCGAAGACGAAGTGGTAAAAGCAATTGGGCATATCCGCCAACACATGTTTGACGAAGTGGAAAACACAAAAGATAACTGTTTACACCTAACCAGTGCGGCTTGCCGGATTCTCAAAGCACTAGAAAAGTTCTTAGAAGAAAACCCGCAGTACGAGGAAACTAGTTCGGTAACAAATTCCGACCTTCCCGAAGGGGTTGACCGTTCTGAATAAAATTTTCCATCCGAGCTTCGGGGACAGCGCCCACCTCATCAAGAAATTGCTTATCCAGTTCGGTTAATTGTGCTTCCACTTTCATACGAGCGTACAGTTGAGGGTTGTCTTGTCGCATCTTGACCTTAGCCATTTTAGTGAAGCTGCCATACAGTTCTTTTAGTGCTTTGGCTTTCCCCGCTTTCGTGGTGTGCTGGGTGTACATGTCCGAATCCAAAAACTGGGAAGCGTAAGAAGAAGATAGTTGCCCAACCTCTTGGACTATGAATCTGTCAGCTTGGTCAACCCCTGTACGCGGATACATTTTGTAAGGCTCGATCCCTACTTTAAGCAACTCACTTTCGACACGCGGCCTATACTCCTTCGTTACAGGGATAAATTGACTGGTGACGGGGTTCAACCTGTCCGGAAGAGTACTGACACCGGGCACAGCGGGTTCTTTGTCCGGTGTTATCGGCCCGCCTTCAAACAGGCTTCGCCTAGACGGCAAGTTCTGACTTAAAAACGGTATGTTGCTTTGTGCTTTTCCTGTTATAGGTTGTTGTTTCGTTGACCGACTCACGGATTCGTCAGGGTCAAAGATAGACACCACGTCTTTGACTTGTCTGAAAGGGACGGTCATCATCCCAACGTAGTTTCCTGCCATGCGTTTTATGGCGCCTTTAGCGTCGCCATCAGTCAACGCTTCATTTATTATTTCTAATGGTGTATCCCTTGCACTTCGCATCCCTGCGACTATCTGTGCAGCATCTTTGCCAGTAAAGGTGTCGGGGTCTTCGATAGCTTCGGCCACAATGTCATAAAACGACAAAGGTGCGAAGGGTTGTAGGTTCACTTTCCCGCCGTCTCCCGTTGAAAACTCTTGTGTTTGGTCTCCGACATTTTCCCCTTTTCGTCGGATAAGTGCTTCAGATAAGAGCATCGTCCCTGTAACCGCTTCTGAGATTATCCGAGCTGCACGGGTTGGGTCGCCGTCTTTTAGCATTTGTAAATTTTTGGGCATCACTAACTTAGTTAACCCTGCCGGACTATGGTTAAGGAACCACCGCGGCGCATTGTAGAACATAAACCTAGGGTAGGGGGCCACCGTCGTGCCGCCGAAGTCAGTAAAAGACTGTAAAGCTCTTCGGGCCGTTTGGCTCGTTGGGTTGTTTGCGAACGTCACTTGCAACGCGTAATCCGTCACTTCTTCGAGTTCCTTTTCAGTCAGTTTAGCGAAATCTATTTCGTCAATTGACTTTGCCTTCTTCATGTCTAAAAGCTTAAACTCAGCAGCGGCCATTCTCAACGGCTTTTCTTGTACCCTGTTAAATACAGACAAGACACGTTTAACAGGGCCTAACGCCCCATCGGTTGTGGCGTCAGCAATGCCTACGCCGCCTGTCAATTTTTCGGCAGTAAACCCTTCTGACTTTTCTAGTTGTTTTAAGAACTTCGCTTGGTTTTTGGGCGACATGGCTTTAAATGATTTGACGTAACGTATTATAGTGTCGAAAGCTTGTTTCCCTGCATCTCGCGTGAACCCACCTGTGACGACTTTTTCCACTGCATTGTCCAATGCCTGCACGGCACTTATAGGCACGCTGACGGCTACGTTACGGGCAGCGGTAACCACTTGTGACGTACCAGCTAAACGGCGAAAAGTGTCCGTTTCTCTCCACGCGTTAAACACTTTGGTGCCGAAAGTTGCCGTCTCTTCGGAATTTTTCAATAAGATTTCCGCTAACTCAGGGTTCGTGTCCGCCAGTGTTTTAGAAAGTGCCCGTGATGTATGAGACTGACGAGCCAAAGTTCTACCTGCACCACTCACGGACGCTTTGTAAACTTGAACAAAAGTTTCTAAATCCATGTCGTTACGAGCTAAAACATCTTGCACGGCCCCCACATCAATCTGGTTGACTTTGGCCCCTGTCGAATCCACGCCCCTTATCGAGTCCGCGATGTCCAAGTACAACCGTTGCTTTTTCTTGTCGGTGGCTTTTAAGACTGTTTTAGCGGCATCGTTAACCGTGGTTATGACTCTATCATTAAACACGATGTCGAAGTCCCCCTCGGAAAATGTTTCGACACCCGGAGAAGATGCAGCACTACCACCAGTTGTACTAGTAGTGGTTGCCTTGCCAGCTGCCCCTTTTGCTGAAACTCTTTGTAAAAGTTTGGGTACGATAGCTCCCGACGCCACCTGAGGGCCTATAGTACCGACGGCTTCAACAGCAGAAACAAAACCCTCTGTACCCCCTTGAGACTTAGCGCGTTCTGCTAACGGCTTACCAACAAAGGCATTCGCGGCGGAATCAGGAATAAGACCTACTGCTTGCAAAAACCCTTGGCTCGTTTTCAGTAAGTCGAAGCCATCTCGGACTTGTTGGTCGGTGGCTTCGTTTTCGTTTACCCCAGAAGTCATCTGGATTATTTTGTTAGTTAGGCCCGGCGCTATGAATGAAGCAACACCTCGCAATGCTGAACTATTTTCTCCTTGCACATTGCTTAGATTTCGGCTCGCTGAAACTGCACCTTCGTTCATGTTTGATAAAAAATCAGTGAATACACCAGCCTCTTTTTCAGGGGTTAAAGGGGGAGAAGGTAGCGGCTCTGACGAGTCTTTGTTTTTTTGTTGTTCAACGGTCAACCCGTTAGACTTAGCCCGTCTAGCACGTTGTTCAGCATTCCTTTTTTCATTTTCTGGAGTATGACTGGAAAGTAGGTTAGTTCCTTTACTCGCTAGTAAGTCTACTCCTTTTTTGTCAGCGAGTAAGTCTACTCCTTTTTTGTTCTGCCATTTTTACTGGTTTTGTACAGCTTCCAGGACTTCTTCCCTAGTCATATTGTTAGCGCGCATGGTGGCCTGTATGTTTACCTCGGTTAACTCAGTAGAAGGTTGTGCTGGGGCAGTAACCCCACCTGACATCTGGCTTATCATCTGAGACACTAAGTCATCTGAAACTTTCATTTTCTTGGTGACATTTATGAATTCATCAAATTTTTCAGGAGGGACAGGGTTTCCGGCTTTCAGGTCGTCGGCAATTCCGGTTTGGACAGCCGCGATGGAAATCGTGCTGAGGTCTAACTCGCGCTTGTCTGCACCTAAGAACTGCTGTCGTATCTGTTCCGCTTCTGGTGAACCTTGCTGTAACCCTTGGGCATTAATCACGTACCGAGCGTTGGCCTCTCGAGTAGCCATTTCCTGTTGCGAATCGGCTTCCCCTGCGGCTACTTGGTCTGTTGCGGCTAACCTCGCGTTCGCTTGCTGAGCTTCGTTTTGCCCTTGAAGTTGCGGTAAACCGGCGTTTGATTGCGCTTGTTGTTGGGCCACCGTTTCTGCCGCGGCTATGCGACCTTGAGACTGTGCTAATGCTGTCCCGTTTTTGGCAGAAAATGCTTGTGTTATCGCTTGCACATTCGTAGGAGGGAGGCCCAACTGTTTAGCCATCATATCGGCTTTTTCCGCCGAAGTGAACATCAGTTTACGGGTCTCTTCGCCAAACTGTATAGGAGTCTCAGAAGACTCAATAGTGGTCTTTATCTGTCCAGCGCCTTGTTCTAGGTGGGTTCTGAATTTCTCATAGTGCTGCAAGGCTTGTACTTGTCGATTACGGACATCGTCCTTCTTTTGTTTGCGAACGGCGTTTAAGTTCGCAAAAGACTGATTGATTACATCTGCTGTAGTTTGCATATTGTTATCCTCTCCCCGTGCCTCGGTTTTGTTCTACGGCAGCAACAGAGTTTATGCCAGCGGAAGTTATGCCGTTTATACCTTGAATGGCTTGTTCCGTGCCAAATTCGATTGCGCCTAACTGCAACTCAGTAGCGCCGTTAGCGATCTGGAGTAGATTTTGTACGTAGTTCTGCGCCTGTTGTTGCCCTTGGAAAGCCAGTGTCAGTGCTTGTGCTTCGGCGGCGAATTGGGCCTGGTTACCTTGCAAACGTATCTGAGCTTCGGCTATCCGATTGTTGCTTTCTTGCTGCAACGCTGATAATACAATTTGGCCCGAGCGTTCAATCACTTGCGCCTGAAAGCCTAAAATTTGTGACGTTGCCGAAATTTCTTCTAGTGTAGCCCGCGCCTCTACATCGCTTCTAGCTCTTGAAAATTCTGCTTGAGAACGGGATAAAGAATCATCGGCAAAAGAAGACCCCGAAATCCTGCGCTGTGCCATGTTTTCTCGGAGATCGCTGATAGTCTGCCGTTCCCCGTCATTAATTTGATTTAGTCGGGATTCCCGAAGGGTAGATGCGCCTTCTTTTACTGCCGGTAGTAACTCCCCTGCCTGATTAGCTAACTCGAGTAACTGCCCCGGATTCTCTTGGTCTACACTAAACTCGTTTTGCAGGTCTTGCAACTTGGCGTTCTGTTCACTGAGACTGAAATTAATGGCATCTGAAAAATCAGGAATGGCGATGTCAAGCAAAGAACTTCCGGGTTGGACTACTGTGCCCGCTATCGGTTTCCCCGTGTTGTCGTAATACCGCCCTGTATTGTTATCAACAAAAAAGTTACCTTGTTGGCTAAAGTTGTTTCCTGCTTGTGCCGCTATCTCGGGGTCTATCGGATTGTTAGCCACGCCGTTAGGGTTCAGAACAGGTGCCACGGAGCCGTTGTTGCCTCCGAAGGTGAAAGATGGGCTATTCCCGCCGTTGGTGTTGTTTACCCCGACGTTATACCCCGTATCAAGTAAGAAAGGGCTAACACGGTCACGTGCTTCTCGCGCAGTACGCCTGGCCGCACTTGCCCCTCGTCGCCCTTGGCGATCAGACGCAACCGCGCCGACTAAGCTGACTCCTACAGCTACCCAAGACACGCTGGAGCCTCTATTCCGAAAATTTCATAAACGTCTTTAGCAATCATTTCAGGGGTCTCCGGCACTATGAACTCCTCTTCTATTTCATCTACGTCTGTTTTACCCGTAACGTGTATGTTAGCGAATCTCGAGTCTTCTAACATAACCAGTATTTTTCGGGTTTGTTCGTCTGATTCAAAATAGTCGCCTGCGCTTAATACTAACGGGAACTCGTTTCCCTTAGTATACACAATCACTTTGCCTTTTAACAACACGTTGAGAGTCTTAAACTTGTGTTTCTTCCCTACGACAACGTCCCCTAAAGATGCTTCCATAACTCTCATGTATTGGTTTGCACCAAAAAAGTGTTTCAACGGGCGAGAAGTGAATACACCACTTTCTGCGTTGACAAGCGTTTCTGGGGAGACCAAATCTTTTAGTCGAGTGTTTTTAATGCTTTCCGCATCTGGATTTTCAAGGGTTCTATCCACGGTGTCTTAACCTCATTAGATTGGTATAGTGTCGCGTCTTCAAACTTGTCTTCATTTCGGTAGAAGTCCTTTACAGTGCCCACTTTTCTTAGGACACCGTAGCGAACGAGGTGTTTACAGTACCTATCTTCTTTGGGCGCACTGTACTTAATGCCTGTGAAATCTTCTGAAATTCCGGCAAAGTACATTACCGCGCCTTTTAGCTTTTGGGCAGAGCTGCACCAAGGCATGTGGTACGTGCGGGCTTCCACGATGTGCGTTATGACGTTAACAAGCACCAATGATAAAACTTTGTTTTCTCGGTCTTTCATCACAAGTATTCGAGAGTACCCGATAGAAACGTCTTCCACAAACTTAATAAATTCATTGGGGTCAAGCCCTTCTGGTGCATCGCCCTTGAACGCATCTTTTTTGTATCCTGCAAAAACCCACCGGATGTCTTCGTCAGATAGTGCCGTTATTGTCAATTTGTCTCTCTTTATCGCTGAGACTATTCGTTTAAGCGATATTCTTTTCTGCCTACGATTCGACATTGAAATCAATCCCGAGAATCTCTACAAAGTGGCCATTGGTGTTAATGTCTAATTCGATGTGGAAGTAAATTGCGTCCTGTAAACACGCCAATGAAAACCCTAATGACGACTGGCTAAGAGAAAAACCCGAAGACTCATTGTCGATGTCTTTTTGCTCTAATACCAAGGAAATCTCATGGGACGAATGTCGCGTTCCCTTGGTCACGATTTTTAAATCGCATGTTGCGAATCGAGTTTCAAGAGGGCCAATGTTTAAATGCCCCCTCGTGTTAGCAGAGAAATGCAACACTCCGGTCATATTCTCAAACCCTTTCACTGACGGGGATTTCATGGTTTTACTAACGTAATTCATTCGCACAGGGACAAACCCGTCGTCCGTAACGTCTGAATTGGTTCCTTGGAAAGTCAACTCCGCTTCTGCTCGTTCTCTGTTAGGGATGTACTTTATCACTCCATTAGTTCCACCCAGTGCTAAAACTTTAGATGGTAGAAATTCGGGCGGCTGAAAACCCTCGTCGGTGTTTCGTATAGGGTACATTTGCCACAAATCACTTGTGTCAAAAGGGTTGTGAAAAGCGCCGTTAGTGAAAGTTCCGTCCACTGTCCAAAAGACCCACGGGGATAAAGGGGTTCCTTGCCTGAGCAAAGACACGTCCTTAGCTTGTTGATCATGCATACTTTTAAAAAAAGCCCATAGCCCTGCATAGTCGTTTCGTGCAAAGTTATTAGGGTTAACGTAGAGTATGGAATCTGTTACATTGTATTGACAGGATCGAGCCTGAAAGCTTCGGCTAACTGATTTTTCTAAAGGGCGAGAAATGTTATCAACCTCTACGTCCCCGAAAGCTTCTACCCCTGCTAATGAATCGACTTTACCTTGAGAGTTTATAAACAAAACGTCATTCCCTGCTAAAGCCATTTGGTTTTCTTTTGTGACTGAGGCACCTGAGAAAAACGCTTCGATAAAAAAATCCTTAGAAGAACTGCCATTTAGTCTGTATATCCTGCCGTTGCTAGTGGCTATGATAAACGAGGAATACGCAGACACTAACGCTTCTATGGGTTTAAGATCAGGGCTAAGCACGTAAAAAGGGTCTGCCGCACCTAATGCAGATGAAGGTTGTGAAGCCACGCTTAAACTCTCTATGTCACTTCTCGCTGATGCGACAACCATGTGCGGGACGCGGGTGTCTGCGCCTCCTGATATGTCGGTTCTTACGTTTCCGAACCACGCCCTTTCGTCTTCTATAACACAATACTTAGCGTAAAAGTCCACAGGTTGGTTAGATGGCCCGCGAAGGTTGTGTTGTAAAGGTTCTACGGTGTCCCCGTCCCACGTCAAAACGGGAGTCTCTAGCTCTAAATCCGTTATTATTACCTTTCGGTCAAGTTCATAGTTGTTATGAACCTCTCCTCTAAGGCGCGAGTTAGGGGAAACCGTGTATGCAGCTTGCCAAGAAAACGTGTTGCTCCCCGGCGTTTGTGCGTACTTGTATAAAGTGTCGTGGATTTGGACTATAGTAGACACCCTTTTAAGTCCGTCATCTTGTGTTGCTACCAGTTGGGCAAAACCTTTGCAAACTCCGTTTGGTGTCCCGATAAGGTTCTTTATCGGTGGGCGGCACATTAAAGACCTTCGGTCAATGTCAATGTAAGCATTCGTCAAAACAACGGCTTCGGTTGGGTCTATGTCCTCGCTGACCTTTCTTGTGTTAACCCCTCCCCCGAAACGCAAAGTAAACGACTGGTCTTTTTTGTCGTCTTTTGCGTGTCTAGGCATAGTGACTGTCCACGGCTCGGTTATGGAGGCTAGAAACTGACATCGCAATTGAGTTTATGAAAGCCCCTTCGTCGTACTTGTCTGGGTTGGATTCGCGACGGTACATTTGAATTATCGCGGGAGTCAAGTCTCGTATCACCATTTCTGGAATCGGGATGACTGTGTCATGCAGTTCATAGTTTATTTGCGTCTGGTGTACATACGTGTAAACATGACCCGCATGGCTTTGGGGCGGGGATGTATCCAATCTTATTCGGCCTTCCGGTGTGATCGCCCAATAGTTAGGTTGTCCGTCGTACGAAGAGGGGATGTTTTGCTCTTCAAACATGCCGATAAATCCGCCAGGGTATTCACACAGTCTATGCCCATCATCATGGTTTACCAATGTCTCGGAAGTCATCTTATAGAACGTAGTTGGGGTGTCGTATTCTCTTTGGTCTTCTACTAACGTGATTGTTGCTTGTGAAGAACCGTAAGGCGACAATTCCGATACGTCATAAAGATACCGAAAAGTGTCGTTTATCGCATCGACCATCATATCTACATCGACTCTCAACCTAGTCTGAGAAAAATCGGTTAAATACTCAGATGATGAATTGATTAATCGTTGCCTACGGAGACAACGATTAACAACGTCTAAAAGTGTATATGCCATAACTTAAGCTAATACGGCTTTAACTCGTTCTAAAATCTCAACTTTAGTCATTTTAGGAGGTAAAGGCTCTTGTGCAGGAAATGTCTCTGAGTAAAGCTTTCTAAGCTTCATTACGTTAGGCTCTTGTGCAAATTTGTCGAGAACCGCTATATCAGAACCAGTGTCATCCCCAAAAGGGTCTTCCACTTTGGCAGGCTCAACCACTTTGGCAGGCTCAACCACTTTGGCGGGCTCAACCACTTTGGCAGGCTCCTGCGGTAGCTTAACATTTGCTTCTAGCAAAGAGCATAACTGGTCTTTAGTGGGCGTAGGGGACTCTTTCCGAATTAGCCCTCTGTCCACGGCTGCGTCCATGAGTTGTCGTCTTCGGTACGCTTCGTAGCCAGACGTGCCGATGTCGTCTTCGGCTTGTGCATGTTTAAACGCTGTGTTCATAACTTGTTCCTCTTTTGTGCGTAAGGCAAGGGTTGCCCTTGCCTTACAGTCAGGTTAAATTACCCTAAAGCTTTAGCTGTACTACGACAACCGAATACCCACTCAGGGTTCAAGATTTTTGCTGCGTGGAAAGATTTCCACCCTGCGGTTGAAATCTCGTTTAACGGGTCTGCTGAACCAGCCGAGCCTTTTTCTTTAACGATCATCTGCACTGCTGGCAACTTGTCACCTGCTTTATAGATTTTCTGAACGTGTTTAGAACTGAGGCCCAATGAACCGATAGCGTCCATTCCGAAAATAGGCGTAGTGTATAAATCTGCGCCTGTTCCGGCTGAATCTTCCCGTACATTTGTACCGCCTGTTGCGCCTGCGTTAGCGTCAATGGAAGCTTCGGGGGAAGATACAAATCGGACTCCGCCCACTGTGCCGAATTCCCCGTCAGCTAACTCGGTCTGACCCGCGTATCGTTCTGCGGAAATAAAACCTTGCATTAAACGGATGTCTTCTTCTACGTCCGAGTGTGCAATCCCCCAGTAAGCCGGGCGAATCGGACTAGTCCCCTCGACATTTTCACCCTTGGTCATAGGGGTAAATGTCATAGCACTGTTTCGATTAAGAGTGTTTACTGCAAGTTTGATCTGGCTAAGTGTAATCGGGGTGTTAACACCTGCATCGGCTGTTTGGCCTGTAGGATAAATCGAAGTCGAATTGTCTTCCAATTCGTTGCGCTGTAAACGGTTTAGAGACTGGCCAGCGTTAATTCCTAAAACCTCAGCAAGTTTCATGTCTTGGTTTTTAGGGTTGATCAGATCGACTTCTTCGTTCAGCGCGAAATAGTTCCCGTACTTAGCGACTGTGGCCGTATAGTCCGTAACTGTGGGTTGAACCGCTTGGCGCGTAGGATAGCTCGCGTTGCCTGTTAACGGTGCCAGAGGGGCCTCGACAGGTGTTAAGTTTTCGTAACGTCTCCATTTCGCAGTGAATGTCCCGCCATGCTCTGCAACAGAGGCGGGCGTGCTGCCTACGAAATAAGGGCAGCGGGCTTTAGCATTAATCAGTAATTCTTTTTGTAAATCGACGTTTACTGGTGCCGAAACTTGAGTAGTTGTAGTTAACATAGTGTCACCTTATAAAATGTTTTGTTGCTAACCGTACTTTTCCTTTTTGTACCGACTAAACTCAGCGGGTGACATGTCTGCCACTTCCTGTTCAGTCGGGCCATCAGAAACTGCACCGCTAGATTGACTGTTAACCGACGCTCGGACAGCGGCGACATCTTCACTAGCAGAAGAATCTGGCGACGTACTAAAATCGCCCACCATTTTCTTTCCTAGCTGGGTTAGTGTGTCTTTCCACGCTTCCGGCTTTTCGTTCCGTAACGCAAAAGCTTTGCCAATCCTCGGGTCTTGTCTGTTAAGTTCTTCTAACCCACCTTTAAGAACATATTCTGGTAAATTCTTAAGAATCGGGGAAGAGTCCCTTATGGTAGAGACCGCGCTTTCGATGTCTGCGGCAGCTTGGTTTCGGGCATTTTCCTGAAATTGATCCCACATAGTGTCAAGTCGGCTATCTGGCTGACTATTGTCTACTTCGGGTGTTTCTGAATTACTTTCGCCTCCGGTGCTATCACTATCAGCAGGAGGTGTGCCCTCTCGTTGCGTGCTCTGCTCCGAAGTGCCTTCGTCATACTGCGCTAAAATGTCTTCCAAACTTTCGTCGGTACTGTCAGCATTTTGTTCAGTTTCATTAGCTTCTGCTTGTTGAGTTTCCGTGCTTTCGGTCACTTCAAGTTCTGCATCTGTACTCTGTTGTTCCTGCTGGTTTTCTTCGTTCATAGATTTTTACCTCTAAATATAGATAATACTTGGGAACGGCCCATTTGTAAACCGTCGTCATAAATCCTGTCTTCATGCGACACCCGATTGGTCGGAGACCACCTTCCCACCTCTTCGCCCCCAAATACTTTATTTGTGTCCATGTCATCTAGCAGGGCGATAAAATTCGAGTCTGCTTGTAGTAACTTCAAAAATTGCAAACTGTTTTTGCTTAGAGCCATCTTAAACCTCCGGGGGTTGTTGTGTTGGAGGGACAGCAACCTGTCCTGTAACGTCTGGCCCTTGCACTTCTTCCTGCGTTGCAGGAGGCCCAACAGGTTGAGGCGCATCATCCAGGAAAAAGTCCATGACATCTGAGCCTGTGAAAGCCAGTTGCATAAAGTGCTCTCTGACCTTTTGCCAATTCATCGGTTTTGCGCCCGACTGAACTGCCATTTGCTCGATTTGTACAAGTCCTTGTATTGTTTGTTGCATCTTGGCTTCTTTTTGCCGTTGTTCGTTCTGCGATGAAGAACCTTGCACACTAAAAGTGAGGTCTTCCGCTATCGCTTTGCCCGATGCAACTACGTACCCTGAAAACTGATGTACAAAGATATTTTGGTCGGTGGCAAACTTACGTAGTATCTCTGCTTCCGCTTGAAGTACGTTGGTTAGGAACCCTCGCTCCTGACTTCTCGCAAACCCTACAGTCCTGCTTTGGCCTCTTAACTCTTCGGTTTCTATCGCATACGCTGTTTGGTGCGACTTAGTTTGAGCCCCAAGGCGAGGAGAAGACACGCCTACAGTGTCTTCGTATTGTTTCGACATTTGGTTGAATACCGCTGCGGCATCTTGTAAGTTACCGATCACCACGACCTCGGGCGGACTCAGTAAGTCCCATTGTGCCCCTGGCGAAACGTCCACTTTGCCATGAACCCTAATGAATGGGTCAGACTTGTTTATGTTTACTATCGGGTCTGCTGACATTCGGGCAGCAATAACCGCGTCATCCGCCATTTCTTGCGCTATCTTCTGGATTGGGGCACCTTTCATGAGGGGAGATGTTCCGTAAACACCTATGCAATCTTGAAAATACTGACTCCAAAACACGGAGTTAAAACTCAGGGGGTTTTCCCTTATCCTGATAACTTTCGGCTGCTTCACAGCTTTCCCGAAGACCACTGTTACGACCATGTTTCGGGCCACGATGTCTTTCCCACCATTAACTGGGATGACTAAGTCCCCCTCGGCTTCTAAGAAGTCTATTAATGGGGTCTCACCCTTTTTAACCTCTAATTCGTTCACGACATTTTTTAACCAGCCGCCGTTATCATTGTCTTGTGTGTCTGAGTTTCCTTTTTGTGCTGCCAGTTTTAAGTCTTGTACCCGGTGTTTCCCGTGTAAAATCTCCGTAGGGCGTAAGTGCATACCATGGCTAAGTGCTTTGACCGCTAAGTCATCAGGGTAAAAGTCTTTAATACTCACCGGGCAAACTACGGGCAGAATGCTTTCTGACCGTAAAACTCCGTGGAACTCATTCTGGAATGTCGTACTTTTTATCCCTCGTACACGAACTGCCCTTGTGCCGTACTTAAACGCCTCAGCATTACTCACTTTAATCTTATCTTGGAAGTTATATTGGGAATGGGCGTGTATCAAAAAAGCCTGGTTTATCGCATTTAACGCCGCTTGGTCAGCTCTGAAATTGTCAAGCTGTTCATTGTCCCCATTTAAGAACCTAACGTCCGCCTGAAAAGCTTCTAAATACCCGTCAGTCATTTGCGCGTGTGCATTAAACCACTGCCCATTCCCAGGGAAAAGCATTTGGTCAGTGTCTGTCGTAAGGACTTCAAGTGCATTAGCTTGGAATGGTAACTCGAAATCAGGGTGCCAGCTTTTTCGTCCTTTATCCTTCAAAGATGATGGTTGCATTGACACTTGACGATCTACTTCTGTCCACCGTTTTTCGATCTCTACTCTGTCTTTATGGAGCTTCCTTCGCGTGAACTCTTCGTATATAAACTCCGCAGCTTGGTCATATTGTTTAGGTGATATGTTTTTATTTTGGCTATCTTTCATCAAACATTCCTACCGTGTCAGCGGTTCGTATTAGTTCCATAGCTTGCCTTTCTGCGATAGCTACTCGGTCTGCTCTAGTCGACGTCGTGGTTATCTGTGTATGGGGCAAAGTGACATGTGTTGGCACGCGGACATATTGCCCAAATTGCAATTTGTCATCTAACCCTACCGCCCAGACCATGACCCAATGGGGTTCGGGCATTTCTCCATTTGGTCTCGCTTCCCCTTCGGCTGTATACAAGTACATCTGGTGCCCTAAGTGCTTTCGTGCTATGGGTTGTAATCCCCCTCGGCGAACAACCCTTTCAAAATCTGCGCTAGTATATTGCATCCTACATTATTGGTGTGCTGACCGAAGGTGACGAACCGACTGTCGAATAGTTGTTAGGGCACGCATATCGCCTTGTCATGACTGCGTAAGTGAGTGCTTTAAAGACATCGTCACGTATGGCAATGATCTTGTTATTTTTCCGGTGTAGACCTCTCTTTTCCGCGAGAAACTTAGTACACGTACTAAACACTTTAAACGTGCCGTTTCGCATTCGCATCGCTAACTCTTGCACCACGGGTTCAACCGGTTGACTCCCGTACACTCCATCTTCGTAACACGCAGTAAAAGGCAGCATGTTTACCCCTTCGGCGGCGTATTGGTGTGCAACTTTCTGTCCCGACGACTTTTCTTCGTTCAGTCCATCGTGCGGCCCAATTACTGGTATCATGCCTTTTGGGTCTCGTTTTTTAATTGCCGACGCATGATAAGGCGGCAGCTCACCTGCTTTGGCGTACTCATCATAAAGGTAAATCGTGTCTGTATCCGCGTCAATTGCTATCCATGCGCCTGCGGCTGGGTGATCTGTCCCGTAATCAACTCCTGCAATGCGGAAAAAATGGTCAGGTATCTTAAAAGGCTCACACGTGATGTCTTTGTCAGGAATCTTAAACACCGCCCCTTCGCCCATCATTGGGACACCTGTAGACCTAGCGTCCCTTTCGTGCTCAGGCAACGAGTCGAGATACTGATCTTTTGTATTTTGGTCTAAATGGTCTGCATCATCCCATGTGGCGGTGTAAACCCTGCGGTTACTTGATTGTTTTTTGAAGTGTATCACCAACTCTGTTTCTCCCATCAAAGGGGTGAACGTAACTAAATACCGTCCGTTTGTCGTCATTAAACGGGTAAAGCACTCTGTGACCAATTTGAAATGGTCTGGTTCCTCATCTTGCCAAATAATATCAGGTGCTGTCCCTTGGTACTTTTTGTACCCTTGTTCAGCAACTTTGGTCTTGATGGTACACGTTCCTCCTGACTTGTGCTTTACCAATATGGTGTCTGCCACATCAGGTATTCCTGCTTGCCGGTATTTGACATCTACGATCAAGTCTTTAGGAATCATGCCCGTTCCTTCGCTTCCTACTTCGCCTAGGAGTTCTTTTTGGATGATGTCCCTTGATGTTTCATTAGTAAGAGAACTGACCCAGATAAGAGGCACTTTGTGGTCTATACGGTAGCCTTCCCACCACTCGGGGTATTCTCCGGTGGCGTGGCACACGACTTCATAAGCGGCGCAAAACGTCTTCCCAACGCGGTTCGCTGCCATTAGCATACGTTGTATCTCGTTTAGCCCTCCGGCGAAAAACTCTTTTTGCCAAGGGTAAGGTTCTATACCGTAAAACTTCCGTTCTGCTAGTCGCCTTTGTAACTCTGACAATACCGCTGAGTCTTCACCGTCTGTGTGTATCCCGTGCATGTTATTTTCGCAGTGTTATACACGTTTCACTTGGCATTACTAACGGGTTCGCGGTGTTGAATACTTCCCCATTAGACACATAGTCTGCTTGTTGGTTCGGTGTGAACGCTGACAAGTCGACGGCTGTTAAGGACTGTCCAGCCGCGAAGTTAACCGTATGGCTCGTTGACTTGCCATTGCAAATCCCGTACGCATTCTCGGCTTCTTGCCGCCACACTCTGTTGTCAATACTGTTGTCGACATAGATTTCTACCCCATACACGTATAACGCCGCGTTAGAAACTTGAGGGTCGTTTAACCTTGAAGGCTCAAACCTAAAAGACCTTCGAACACCAGAGTCATCATCCGCTGCGGACAGTTCTTTGACTACGGTTATTTTGGTTCTGGCTCCTTTGGTTATGTATATTTCTTGGTTTTGGCTAACGCTGTTGCCAATTTGCCATTGTACTATCCCGGTGGCATTGGAGCCTATTTCTAACCTGATAACAGCGAACTTGCCGACATCAGTTCCTCCAGATGCAATGATCTCTGGTGTCCTTATATGCGTGTCATTGTAGTTGAACCGTGAATTGTACCCGTCGAACACAAGCCTACCGTTATCTGCATCGTGGCTTACTGTGCCTGATGCCGAACCCCCGCCCCGTGTCCAGTCGCTAACGTCCGTCGTTGTGTTGTATTTTCGCTCGAAAACTGGGGTCAAAGCGTCGAGGTTAACACCTGAAATGTTTTTTGTGTCGCCTACCAATTTACCTATCCAGCGTTTGTTACTTTTTACATCAGCTTGATTGTCATTCGCATTGGCGATAGCGTTGCCTGCCGAATCCACGGCCCCCATGCCTAACCATGCGTCTATCCAAGCGTTATTGCTATCATTGTTTAGGTTGCAAAAGCTGTTACCCGTCATCCACGCGACACTGAACTTAGTGTGTAGCGCGTTGTTGCTTGTCGGACTTCCGCCAAAAGGAAACGCCGTGGAGTAGTGTTTGCTTACTATACAACCATACCAAGGGTGTGTGGACGACTTGTGTAGCAACTTGGCTCTATGAAACTCAGTTACTAAATCACTGAAATCCTGATCTTCGTCGTCCGTTTTTTGTTGGGACGTAGAAATGTGCTCTACTTGGTAAAAGTTGAAGTTGTTCAACGCAGGTTCTTTTGTTCCGCCTGGCCCGGTTGGTTTTCCGATGACGTTTAGTATACCCCCGGACTCTACTTTTTTAACAGAACCTAATTCCGACATTTCCCGTCGTTTGTTGACGTTGTTAACGATCAGGTCGTCTTCGACATTGTCCCCGTTAAAATCACCTTGATACGTGTTGAAATGGAACGTTACTTCGTTAACGTCCTCCGCATCACAATCAAACACGATGTCCGCAGGGTCGCCGTTAGCGTCAAGCCCGATAAATCGGTTCATGTGTCGGAGATACGCCTCGATCAACGTGTTGCCGTCTGTGTCTCTAAACCCGTCAGGATGTGTGTTAAGCATCAAGTTGTGGTGTTTAACACTCCCTTGTCCTTCTGGGACAATCATCACCTTAGAACCGACAGGGTGCGAAGGGAACGAACCATCAGCACGAATTGAACCCACTGTGTTCCCGTCCCCGTAACGGTTTCGTTCAACTGTTATCGTATTCGTTGTTGTGTTGACACTGTCTATTCGGTAAATCGCCGCATTTGTAAAACCCGACGTTCCCGCCGCCACTTCGTCGGCGACTGTCGCTGTCGGACTCTCGCCGTCGTAAATTATGACGGCATTGTCGTCCTGAAACCCCGTGACGTTACTCAGTGTGAAACTAACGGTGCCCGTAGCAGGGACTACGCCGGGTGCGTTAACCGTAGTTTTCAGTACCGTAGACATGTAGTGGCCCGGATATATCTGATGCGTCGTGTCATTCGCATCCTCTAACCTAGGGTCGCCGAAGTCCGTTGTGTACGCTAATTTATCAATTAGAAACTCATGGGTGTAACTCGGCCCGCTGCTGCCTGTGTGATACGGGCTGTTGTAGTGTTGTGGGTCGTGCGTAGTCGCATACTGGCAAGCCAGTAAATCAGGGTATAGAGCTTGTGCTGCTGCAAACCGTAACCGAGTAGAACCCCGAACCCAAATAGCATCGTACTTCCGCCAGCCTTCATAACCCGCTACTGAGTTGTGGAAATTTGGGCTATCCGATTCGTTTATTGACATGATCGGGTAGGCTAACGTATTACTACCAAACACCGCTTTTTCTCGCGCTGTCATACTGGCAACAGTTGCTATTTGAGGAATAACCATGTTGTCGCTGTCGTTGCTCGATTCCAGCGATGCAAATAAACCGTCGCTGGACGAGGTCGTCTCCCCGTCTTCGACCATGGTTACCACTTCGTCGAGTGCTGCTTGCATATTTGTCGCTGACAAGCCGCTTGACGTGTTCACGTATGTGGCTTGGTCTGCGCCAATGACTATCGCATCTTGGTGCTGTGTTACCGCTGCTTCGGGTATCCGTTGCGCAGATGCGGAGGGTGATTGGGAAAAAGATGGTGAAGTTGCTACGGTAAGAACCGCGATCAAAATTGCCTTAAGCTTGTACTTGTATTTCATAGTCCACCAGTAAGAATTCAGTTGTTTCGTAGTTAAGAACGATTGTTCCCGCCGTATGTGTTGGTGTGGCAAACGAGCCTCCTATTCGCAGACCCGCTTCGCCTTCGTACACTCTCGCGGAGTTTTCTACGAACACGCCACCTGGAACTGTGATTGTTGTCTCTCCGTTGGCAACAACTATTGTTAGCACACCATCCCCGTTAGCAGCAGGCCCCGTGGTAGCTGTTCTTTTAGCTGTTTGCGCCGAAGGTGTAGTCCCGCCAGTGTCGTCACCCGTTGTCCCCGAATTCTCACCCGTGAACACAGCCAAGGAACCCACTTGGTATCGTAAACTTTCTATTTTTCGACTTGTGGACTGGTTTGAAGTTTTTAACTTGGCTTCAATGCGTTTATCCATTTCCGCTAATATGTCCGTTTTGTTTTTCTTCATGTAGAAGTCTATTAGCTGTAACACCAGTTCTTTTAGCTTTTTTGAGCTTGGTGCAGTTTCTTGCTTTTTCGCTTTCATACGTTTCGGCCCATTGGATGTTTGAACCTCGAATAATACGCTGACGGTTTTACTTTGTCCATAGTTGGTTAGCGTATACCACTTCTGTTTGTCTTAAATTTGAGGTGTTTTGTTTTTGGCGCGGAAAAATTTTGGGGTTAGCCCCTACCTTGGGGCCTACGAAAACACGGCATTTTTGGATTTTGGCGTACATACACGTTGTCAACATTAATACGCACCACACCGTAAAGGGTGGGCCGTACCCTTTGGTATTGATCGCAACGTCACATCGCCCTTTTATCGCACATTGTGTCCAGCAAGTCGGCCTTTTCTCGCGTTTTCTGCGCGGTAATGGCCTTGCTGTCCGCAAATGACGCACCACACAGGCCGTTTGTGCGAAGTTTGCCGCTTCCTTTATGCGCAATGTGCGAAGTTTGCCGC